TTTCCTTCAGAAGTTTTCATACGCCCACCACCTTGACCTGCCCTCTTGATGGAAAAGGAGTTTACATATGCTCCAGTATCTACAGGGGATATACGAACTGCATAGTCAGCCATATCTTCTAGTCTATCTTCTATCTCACCCTCAACTGCATTGTATAAGTCGTTCTTGATACCTGCAAAAGTACTTTGGATACTCATTCTACAACCTCACAGATATAACACATTACAGAACTTCCAGAGTATATAGTGTTTACCCCTACGATAGAAACAGTGTCACCTAAACCAACAATTAAGTCTTCATCATCTGGTTCAACTGTTAGCCCTAACGCTGGAAGTACACAACGTCTAGTTCCTCTTCTAATTTCATCACCAGTAGGTAATCCAGTTGAGAAGTTAAAGAAGTATCCAGTTACAGTATAGTCAGTGGTTGAGGAACCTGTGACAGAACCTGTGTTTGGGTCATATGTACCAGCAGAAGTCTTCTTACGTAGCTTTAGTGAAACGCCATGATCTTTAACCAACTTAAGGAGATCATAAGCTCTGAAAGTAGCCATTAAGAATCTCCTTAGTTTTCGTACTCATTACCACTATAACTAGGTGGGTTATGAAACTTATCTCTTCTAAAAGAAGGTTTAATTCTATTAGTATCTAGTCTAACAGCATCAACACCTGATTTAGTTATACCGCCAGCTTTTATTCCTAAAACAGCACCAGCCTTCTTACCTTGATACTCAAGACTGTCAGCTAGAGATGAGTATTGTGAAGCTAAATCAGAGTAATCAGCACTCAAAGCCCCACTAAGGTTAGTAGTAACTTGTCTGGAATACTTGGCGGCTACAACTCTTGCTGCCCATGCAGCAGAAAGATATATATTGTTACTAGTTTGTCCTAGAGCAAATACTATTTCTTCATTCTGTACTTGTTGGTCTGTAGTGTCAGTATCACCAAGAAGCAGACGTACAGAGTTAAGACGGTTAGAAACTGTCGTTGTACCTAGATCACTTTCGTCATAACTCCAAGCCATATTTAAATAGTCTCCATTTGACCGTAATTCCTACGCCAGCTACGAATAAGCCCACGTTGTTTATCTATTACTTGAGATTTCTTACACTTCTGTTTGTCGAAATCTGTAATGCTGTTAGTCGCACTTTTGACTTTTTGATTTATAGTCTGCACTAGAGAATGTAAACCACTGAGGTCAAGTACTTCTAAACCATCTCCAACCTTAGCAGTCTTTTCTAGTTCTGCGTTGTGGTATAAGTAACCTTGAATGTACAGAAACTCCACCTTTTCTATAGGGGAGCTTTGTTCTCTCCACTTAAACTCTTGCTGAATTTCTAGTTGTCTTCCAGCGGAAGTAAACGGAACCTTAACAAACAAGGGTCTGTCGTACTGAAAGGGTATTTGTCTGTGTTGGGTCATAACAGTCTCCATCGGGATAAGAGTAGTGAGGGCCACTACAGCCCCCACCAGTGGAAATTAAGCTACTGCTGTAGGCATAAACAATCCTAAGTCTGCTCCGACAACTTTCATGTCGTAAGCCATTTTAACTTGGATGTGTTCAGCAACTTGCTGACGCTTGAGGGCATCATCTGAGAAAGACTCAACGGTGATACCTAAGTTGTTTGCTGATGGAATGTTATTCCAAGCAAAAGTCAGACCTGCTGCTGGGGTCATAAGTCCAGCATTAGATGGTGTGTATGTCAGCAGAGCAGACTTACCACCGATAAAGGCATTAGATTCTGCAACACCTTCAGCAGAACTGTTCTTGACTGCTTCCATGACAAAGAAGTTTTCTACCTCAAAGATTTCAGCTAGTTTAGAGTTGATAACCAAAGCTGGGTTATTTACAGTAGAACCACCATTTAAACGAGCTAAAATGTCTGGGTTGTTTATAAGCTGATCACGAACCTCTTTTCCGACAATCATAGTATTTGGCTTAAAACCACCTGACTTAAGCTGCATTTCACGGCTAAAGTTAGTTATGTTTACAATAGGTGTGGAGTTAGTGTAGTCATTCCACTGACGGAACTGAACAGCAGTTGGCACACCAGCTACTCCAGAACGGTCAATACCCCATTTACCAGCGGCAAAGAACTCAGTTGCGAACTGCTCTTCACGGTGGATCATAAGGCGCATAGCAAGTGTTTCAGCACCAGCTTGACGCATTTCTAGCATGGCATCTTCGTTAGCCATAGTCTGTTCGTCAAAGTCCATTCCTAGACCAAACACATCAGCAAAGTAAGATGAGTTAGAGATTGACATGCCTATACGATTTACTTCTGTACGAGGGGCAAGTGCCTTGACATCCCCTGTACGGTTCATGTTTGCACGATCATATAGGTAGTACTTATCTGACTGACGTTGTACGCCCACTACGGGGAAGACCTTGTCAGCAATAAAGTTTTCTGAAGATTGCACATAAGCAAGCGTGAGGTTACTCAACGGGGCATCAATGTGAACCTGTGATGGTGTTAATAGTGGCATAGTTTATTCCTTTCTATCCCAAATTAGTGGAGGTTACCGCCGCCGATAAATTCGATTGCAATAGTCTGCCCGTTTACGCCAGCTTCATAAGCATAGCCCATTTCATATTTACCTGCTCCAGCAACATGAGTTACTGCTAAACCATTAGCATCTGAGGCTACGAGTGCGCCAGCAGCGATAGCTCCCCCAGCTTTAACAAGTACTTTACCACCAACACAAACAGTGGCAGCACCAGCGTTAGCAGGGTCGTTTAGTAGTACTCCAGAAGCAACTTCAGAAGCTCCACAGAGTACGGCAGCAGCAGGGCCACCTTTTACAAATTTTAACTGGTGTGTCGAAAGATCAGCCCCAGCAGTAAACGTCCGATTGTCACGAGATTCCATAACAGCCATTTTTATTCCCCTTTATAGGATTTAGTTATAAGAGCTTTTCCTTCGTCGGTCTTAGCAACGGCTGCATAAGCAACGGCATACTGGCTCTTCTTCATTTTGTTTTCGTCCATGTAGGACTTTACCATAACATCTAGTTTATCTGAGGCTGTAGCGAAATCGCCGTTAGCATCTGATTTACCAAATTCTTGCATAGATTCTGCGAACACTGCATCAGCAGCCTTCAGAGCTTCCATAATTGTTTCTTCTCCATCAAACTTAGACACTAAGGTTTTAGCTACTTCGATATTAAAGTTAGGTAGAGCTTCTTCTGCCTTTTTGGTCAGTTCAGCTTCTGCCTTAGCAATATCCGCTGCTTCCAAAGCTTTTAGGATAGGTGCTGGAATGTCAGCTTTATTGATCTGCTCACCATCATACTCAACATACTCAGGCTCAACTTTTTTCTCTATTGAGTCAGCACGAATAACGAAGTCATTCTCAATTAGGGCTTTACGTAGAAGTTGATTTTCAGCCTCTAGTTTCTCTAATGTAAGCTCGTCTTCAGTTGCTTCATCAGCTTTCCTCATGTCTTGCTCATACATTTTCATGGCATCTTCTTCAGACATACCTTTATCCATGTATGGTTTAAGTTTAGCTTTCATGTCATCTGACATCTTTTCTATATCATTTTCCATAGGTTCTCCATTGGAAGGGTCACGCTTGTACAAGGAAACCATTGCCTGTGCGTTCGCTGGGCGATCCACCAAAGACAACTCATCCAATTCAAGCTGTTTTAAAAGGTTAGGCACTAAATGTCCTCCTTGATTGCACGACCACCTATAGAGAAGGCCGCAAGTTCTCCAGATTTGACTTTGTTCCAGACTTCATCGTCGTACACTTTAAAAGCTACGATCCACCCTTCACGGTCACTCTGTATGCCAAGGGAATCACCAATCTCTTTAGTGACAGGCATGGAGTGAATAACTGCTCCAATTTGTTCCCCTGTATGCATCTGCTTACCCACACGTACATGCTCCATGAAGTTATTCACGGCTTTTACTAACGTGTCAGGTTCTATTACGTCACCTTGACGATCAACTACTGGTTCACCCTTTTCAGTAACTACTGAAGCCCAGCCATATACTAGACGTTGTTCTTCGTCAGACTTTAAAATAAGTCCCTCTAAACTTTTCTGTATTGTTGGTTTATCGTGGGTAAACTCTTTGTCTTTCATGTCTAGGTGCTCTTGGTATGTATTTGCCATTATTCCTTTACCTGTCTTGGGGTCATACATCATGTGAGGCTTAAAGTCTTCTTCCTCTTTTGTGATGCTAGACACTGATCCTGATGACCACATACGACAAGACCAATATCTAGCGGAAGTCTTATCTGTTGCTGTATCACAGGAATGACGAGAGCGAAAGTTAGCTCTAGCTTTAGGATTATCCCTACGGATTTCCATATTAGGATCACCAAAAGTAACTTTCTTGGTTTTATCTCCATCTTTTACATAAACACCAAACTTCTTAGAAGAACCAGCAGGTAGCCTAAAAGGTTTGTTAAGTGGTTTGTCTGCTTTGTCTACGTAGTAACCATCTTCCATGTCTATTATCCTAAGTCTGGCGTAATTGATATGTTTAGGTTCTTAGAGTTAGGAAAAGTTTCTATAGTACCATCAGCAAAGGTAACTTGAAACTCAACAAAGTAAGAACCAGCAGTGTCTGTGTCACCTGTCTGCCAGTTGTAATTAACTGTACCAGCACCAGCATTAGAAACAGTCATGTTAGTATTTACTTTAAGCACCCCATCTAAAGACTTCATAAGAAACTTAACAGTTGCCCCACTTAAATTTACAGCATTACCATTAGCAACCTTTAAAGACGCTTGTACTGCTGGTGAAGTATCATTCTGTTTAATTACAAATGCCATTAGATAAACCTAAGTTAGAGAATGTTTGAAGTGTCTACTAAGACAGCAGAGTTTTCGGTACTAAGACTTATATCTATTGCTTGGCCTACATTACCTACGATAGCTGGGGCAGTAGTAATACCTGTTGACCTTAAGTTATGTAACTGAGATATAGTGGAGGAAGGAACCTGTGAAGTAGGTGTCTCTATACTAGAAGCAGTTAAGGCCACATTCTGAACTAAGACAGAAGTGCCTAGAGTTGGACTGCTGGTTTCTATGTCAGTACTACTTAACAAATAGTTTATAGATATGCTAGGAGTAGCTACAATTGGACTACCAGTAGAAAACCCTGTCGCGCCCAACACCTGAGCCTGAGTAATAGTTACGTTATCAACAACAACACTAGGGGTATTTAGAGTGCTTGGGCTTAGAATTTGATCTTGTTCAAGAGAGCTAGGGGAACCTACGGTAGCTGGAGCAGTAGTGATACCTGTAGCCAGTATGACGTTGTTTACAGTTATAACTGGACTGCCAAGCTCAGGCACACCAGTAGTTATGTTCTGGTCTGCTTGTGCAACCCCTGCTGCCCCTATTGGACTAGATGCTAGTGGGTTAAATCCTAACACTTACAGCACTCTCACTTTGAGATTTTGTGCAGCAAGTGACTTTATTTTTACGCTTGTTGCAGATGGAAATTCTGCTTGATAATCAGTGCCGTTAATTGCTTGTCGATTTAATGCGCTCCCATCGTAATTTATTGTTACGCCATCACTCAGAGGGGGTGTCCCACTGGTGATATAAGGGGCAATCATCAGGTCAAGTGTATCACCAAGAGCTATCTGATTGGCGTCTGCCACTGCGTCTAATTGAGTCTTGTCCATGCGATTATTTGCCGTGGCTAAAGCCTGTTGGAGAGCAGCCAGTTCAGTGTTAGTAGTAGCATTTGCCCAAGTTTCTGATCCGTAGGTGGCATTGGTATTGATCTGCCATGTGCCAGAGTTATTTTTAACGATTGAGCGTGTTCCGCTTGTATTGTGAAGTACTTTCCATGTTACATGATTATCTGTAGAGAGAGCATAATTTAGTGTTCCGCTACCAGCAGCTTCGTCAGCGACCATAGAGTTTATATCTGTCCATGCACTACTGTCAATTTGGCCTGACGGTGCTGTTACGCTTGGGAAATATTGTCCGTTGGGAAATCCTGAGGTAGACCTAGGATCGTTACCTATGACATGACTTCGCACAACTTCTTGTTCACCGCCTGTCGCAATTCCAGACGCGGCGGCAGTGTTCAGAAACACACTACCAACCATAACAATGTCGTTGTTAGCTTTTTTACCAATATATAAAGACTGATAGCCCTTGTCTCTGCCGCTATTGCCTGATGGAACAGGAAGCGCCCAACCACCGTTTGTCGTTACGCTTGCCGTCGAAAAATCCCATCCAGTAGAAAATTTATACTGATAGCCCGATAAAACACCCGATCCATCACTCCAGACAACAAGTTTCCCATCGTTAGAAAACCAAACTCCAGCGGCATTATTGTTAGAGACTCCACCACCTGATCTGTTTACTCTCGGTTGAGCAGGGGAACTAGAAGCACCTGATGCAAGACTTTGATTTAAAGTAAGTGTGGTAATATCCCAAGCCGTGCTTAGGCTCCCACGAATCAAGCCACCGCTGGAAGTCCAACAGTGCATCACAAAGTATAAGCCATCGGGAGAAAATTGAAACCAATTATTATCTAATCCTGTCGAACTAATTGTTGGGTTGTCGATGTATTGACCGATTGAATCTGTAGAATTAGACCCTTGATAGCTTAAAGTTTTTGTTACGACGGTGCCTGCCGTTGATAAATCGTAGTTCGTTGAAAGAGGATAAGCCAACAAAGTGTTTTTGTCGTTTGCTCTATAAAAAACTTTGTCGCCTGTGGCCGAAAATGCTATCGCAGTGTTACCCCTCACTGCTTGAAAGCCAGTGTAGTTTGCGGCAACCGACAGGGTTGAAATATCCCACGCACTAGACAAAGTCCATTTTTTTATGGTCGTGCCACTAAGTTGATATGCTGTAAGACCATCATCTATAAAATGAGTGACCTCCCACTGATAGCCAGAATTATTATATGAAGCAAAGTAGGTTGGCTGCGATATGTTGTTACTTGGAGAGGCTACTGTCCCAGCGTTCATCTGAGTGCCAGATTGATCAAAAGAACTAATAGTCAGGCCAGAACCATCACTCTTTGGAACGCTCCCATACATATCCCAGCTTCCAGAAGCTATGGCGTTTGTATTGGTAAAATTAGTCGAAGTCGTATAGGCTCCAGCCGCGCTGGTTAACACTGCAACCCCGCCATTCCCAGTGATAGTTTTTCCTATGTCTGCGGCTGCAAACGACCCTGATCCAAGCGAAAAGGTTCCTGACCCAACCGCTGAGGGGGTAAGCGTAACGGCTGTCGCTTCATTTAGTCTGGTGTAATTTGATGCCGTGCTATTTACATCCCAATTTCCTTTTGAACTTAGTCCAACTTGAGCGATTTCCTTAAAGACAGAAACATTTGGAACAGGGCTGATTGAGCCAGTAAGTGTAATAGTAGCTTCTTCATTATTAGAAAATGTTTTAGTGAGTGTGCCTACCGCTGACGCAGCACCAGAGGCTGGCGCAGCAATATTAATGCTTTGTCCCATGCCAGAATGATTTGAACACTTGTACCAGATTGCAGGTACATCTTGCTCCAGTTTAATCTGAACATAACTGCCAGCGGTTCCAGCCGTACCGACAGTGCGAACACCTGTGGGATAGGTACTACCGTCAGCGCCCCCACTCGCCAATAATAAGGGATGCCCATTGTTGCTACTGTCAGATTGATCTAGCCTATAGGTAATACTTGGAACAAGCGTGATAATTTGCTGGCTTGTGCCGTCGATGACAAACTTTCCACCTGCAACGGTGACGGTCATTTCTTGCGTGAAGTCAGAGTCAACAGCCGTGATAAATACGTTGTGTGTACCAGCCGCCAGAGTTATGCGATTGTTGCTGTTCGAGCTTAGTTGAACGTCTGCGTCTAGGCGTGAAAGCACTGTGCCAGAAGCCGTATAAACACCCTCACCAAGCTCAAAATCAGTGCCATTCTCAGCTTCGATGCAATATCTTACAACATCACCGTTTACGACGCCAGCCGTTGCAAATGTAACAAANCCTTCCTCCGCGCTACCAAGCGTCAAGTTNCCNGTNCCAGTTGTCGTTGTAGTCATTTTTGCGCGGTTGAAAAGCTTACTCATGATAGTCTAACCTTAAGCTGGGTCTGGGATACCAATATCAAATGTGGTCAAGGAGAAAGTATTTCCACTTGTTACTGCTTGTGAGGCTGTAAGAACCCCAGCAGCTAATAGTCTTGTGCCATCAACAACAGCATAGTGTGTAGCTGTNCCTGTGCCAGTAACTGAAGCACCGTTTATAGCTGGTGCAACAACCTTACGCCCACCACCAGAACGATCTGTNGGGGCAGCAATGGAAATTGATGCATTACCTAGTGTGTAGNTAGTAACTGCTTGCGCTCTTGTAGTAGCCTCTTGAGAGGTTATATGAATGAGAGTGGTAGCAGAACTTAGTACTGACAAACCATCATCAAACACATCATCATTTAAACTTGCCATTATTCAGTTTCCTGTTGTGTTTCGTTATCATTTATATCTGGATCATACTTTAGTTCAGCTATGTCCATGAGGTCTTGTATCACTTCTGGGTGATTACTTACGTTTATGTCTGCGCCATTCAAGTTACGTAGGAAAGCTGCTATTTCACGTAGATCGTGTGGAGCAACGTCACCAGCAACAATTTGTGGCATTAAGTTATAATTCAGACCGTTCAACTCCCAGAGCCTCTCAACAAGCTGTTTGTTTAGGGTATCAACAATAGCTTGGATGTAACTCTCTAATGCACGAAGGAACAGGTCTGTCTTAGACTTAGAGAGGGCATAGGAACCAGTGGAACCACCTCCAAGCATAAGAAATTCAGATAGTACTGAACGAGCTATGTCATGCTGATACCTACGTACCACAGGATCAATATCTATATTACGACTGCCATTAGAAGACATAAGTTCTACATCAACTAGTCTTTGGTTGGTAGGACTTCCATCTTTATCAGGGTAAGTGTCGGAAGGCAGTATAATGTAACCTTGCTCATTAAATTTAACATCTCGCAAGATTTGTTGTAAGTTATTAACGAACCCACTCTGATTAGCTGTAGCATCACTAGATAGGTACTCAGCAGGGATACGAGCAACAGGAATACCTGCAAGCTCTCTTTCAACTGCTATCGCTTCGATAGATTGTAAATTATTAACGTACTCATAAGAGGTATAAGCATTCCTAAGAATAGACCTACCAGCAGGGTCGCCGTTAATAGTGGTAGTTCTGTAGTACAGACTCTTTCTGGTAGGGATGAAGCTTGTACTGTTAATTCTTGAGACATCTTGATAAATACCTAATACATCGCCTGTTTTTCTATCTACTTCAAACCTAGAGATTGTCCAAGGCGCACGACAAGCAATCTTACGTACCCCAAGACGCCCATCAGAATACTTAGACCTTTTCTTATCATTCCTAGTATTTGGACCCTCACGCCTCTTATAAACGACCTCAAACCACGCAAAGCCGTAAGACAGACTTGAAAGGGCTTCAGCAACATGGTCATCAAGTGAGTGATCCATATCTTGCAGAACACTCTCAACGAACTCAGCTTCTCTTTTAGCCTCTGAAGAATCATTAGTTGGTACTACCTTTAAATCAACATCTCGAAGGACTTGTTCTGTTGCGTACATAACAGCACCAATAGTACTGTCGTTATCTCTCATCTCACGGTACTTACGTATGGCCTTTCGGCCCCTTAACTCAGGTAGGAACTCATCAGCACGTATTTGCCCATTATAGGTATTGTCACCAGCTACACCTAATACTTGTTTGGCCTCTGTTTCTGAGAGCTTCTTAACCATTACGAAAGTCCTTGTGCGCTACTGTACACTAGTTTTAGTGTAGGTTTTGCGTAGCCATTTAATGAGAGGTCCGTTATAGCCCAAACTAAAGCATCAAGACGGTCTGGTGAGCCTATGGACCCTAGAGGTTCCCACTGTACCATCTGATCTTCTAAATCATTTAATCCCCTTACGTGTCTAACCTTATCCTGTTCATATAGTGCAGATACTGGTTCAGCCCTAGCCATCTTCCCTCTTGATGCGTGTACGAGCTTTACTGGGACNGTTTCATCTTCTGTGTGTAATGTGTGGCGAACCATATCACCACCCTGATTTCTTTCAGCTACAATCCTATCAGCCATGTGATCTCTGTAGAGTTCTATTGCTTTAGATGCCCATTGTTGAGGTGTATATCTTCCTGTGTGGTCTTCTAAGACGTATGCTAGTCCATTTACATCTATACCAGCAACAACAATCCCTGTCATGTCACTTTCAGCATTAGATGTGATAGCTGGGTCAATAGCTACAACAATACGATTAAGAGTAGGTATTTCTGATTCGTCAATCTCACAACTAGCTAGGAGACTTCTGTTCCAGAGTGCGCCTGACGCTTCATCAAGGATTTCAGCATATAACTCTTGCCGCCCAAGGCGTGTACCTTCGTAGGTCTTCCTGACTGCGTCGATAAAAGTATCAGCAAGATTAGCAGAGTTGTCATAAGTACTACCCTTGCTGATCGTAGTTTTATCATCATCTAGTATAGTTCTTATCAGTTTGGTTGTTTTAGGTGTCGTCGTTACAAATACTTGAGGACGCTTACCTAGACGTAAACCAAACTGAAGCATGTCCCAAGTACTTTGGGCATTCCTCCATGCACAGATTTCATCACACCATGCACTATAAGCCTGTGGACCCCTTAACCTCTCAGGGTCTTCTGCTGAGAAGAACACTGCCTTAGCACCATTCTCCCATGTTAAACTGTTGTTAGTGGGGGACCATATAGGATAACCAATGTGTTTTCCTCTATATGTCTTATCACCCTTCCAACATACATTGAGCAGACCTGAGTCTCCCTCAACCATAACCCTTCTTACATCACCTTTAGTGGGTGCAACACAATGGATGATCCTATCACCCTTCTTAACTCTGTGTCTTACCCACTCAGCACCTGCTCTAGTCTTACCCCAACCTCTACCAGCTAATGCTACCCAAGTATTCCAATCTTTAGAGACAGGTTCAAGTTGCTCAGGTCTAGCCCAGAACTCCCATGAGTGTTGTAGTTCTTCAGCTTTAACTGGTCCTAATTCACTTAGTAATGAAGCTACTTCAGAATCAGGAAGCTCTCTTAGTGCTTGTGCAGTTACAGACTTCTTCAGAGCCACATTCACAAATAGTCCTATCTTTTTTACCTAGTAAAGTCATAAGAGAGTCTATAGCAGATTCATCAGTATCTGGGTCTTCTAGCTGCTCAACCTCGTTTATTGTAGTTGTAGGTGACCAACCACCCTTACTACGTAGAAACAACTCAGCAGCCTTAAAGTCACCACTTAAAGCTTGACTGATTACAACATCTCCTACTGCACCCACTATAGCTGCTTTCTCTTCTGAGATGTCCTCTCCATATAGTTTATAGAATGTAGCTGTACTTGAGGGAGCATGTTGGTATTTCTGAATACTACCAAGTATATCCTTAACGGCAACACCCTTACGAATGCCCTCTCTAACTCTCTTAGCTATCATATTACTATATGGGAGTTTGTCTGTGATACTCATTTTAGTCCCTATGGAAGATTGAAAGTGCCTCCCCCTACTTATCGGCACAACACCATCTCTTATATGTTTGTGGTAGATTGTCATGGTTAAATAGGGGGAAACTTGATTCTGAAGTTTTACAGATACCTCAGTATCCTTTACTAACTTAAGTAATAACTTATGTTACAACATAAAGAAATAATAATACTATTAAGTTTATTATAACTAGATAGTTTATATTATTATCAATATGTACTTATGTTATATACTTAAGTATAGCTCTTACTATTATATAGGGATATTTTTTTTAGTTTGTCCAGTAGATAATTTAATTATTTTTTATGTTGTTGTTTTCTAACGAATCTTTTTTTGTTGTGACTTTAGTAAATACACGCTCTGGTTGTAGCCAATAGAGGAAAGTAATTTTTTTATGTTATAGATGTGGGGGTAAACCACCTGCCACCGAATCACCTGCGTATAATATCAGGGGACCCAGCAAAAATCAACCCCAAAAATAAAAAAGTG